ACTGGCGTCGTTAATATAGAAAAATTCGAGCAAGCAGTATTGAATGTCAAACAAATTCTTGACGATATTAAATTTGAAAAATTTGGATTCATAACTGACGCAGAACCAATATTTAATTCACTAAACATGAAAGCTGCAACTGGTGCTCTGTATGGTGGAAAGAAAAGTGAATTCTTTAAGGAGTATACAGACGATGATAAACAGGAAATACTAAAACAAAGCTATGAACGATTGTACACTGGACAACTCGGAGTCTGGAATGGAACATTAAAAGCTGAATTAAGACCAAAGGAAAAGGTTGAATTGAATAAAACCAGAGTATTCACAGCAGCACCATTGGACACATTGCTAGCTGGTAAGGGCTGTGTGGATGATTTCAATAATCAAATGTATGATAAAAATCTGGAAGGCCCTTGGACAGTGGGTATAACAAAATTTTATGGACAATGGGACAAATTTCTTAGAAAGCTGCCAGATGGGTGGATTTATTGTGATGCTGATGGATCTCAATTTGATAGCTCATTAACACCATATTTAATAAATGCAGTTTTGAACTTACGTTTAAACTACATGGAGGATTGGGAAATCGGAAAAGTTTGCTTGAGGAACTTATATACTGAAATAGTTTATACACCCATAGCAACACCAGATGGATCAGTCATCAAGAAAAATCGAGGAAATAACAGCGGGCAACCTTCGACAGTTGTGGACAACACTTTAATGGTTGTAATAGCAGTTCAATATGCACTCGAAATGAACAATATCAACTTCAAAGATCAGAATGATATTATTAAATACTTTGCGAATGGTGATGACTTACTGATAGCACTGGAACCACAGTATGAATATTTACTAGAAAACTTCGCAAGTAATTTTCGCGAACTAGGTCTTAAATACACATTCGACAGCAAACACAAAAAGAGAGAGGATTTGTGGTTCATGTCACATCAGGGCGTGCTCATTAACAACACGTACATACCTAAACTCGAGCGAAGTCGAATATGCGCCATACTAGAATGGGATCGAAGTCACACACCTGAATTCCAGCTAGATGCAATCAATGCCGCAATGATAGAAGCGTGGGGTGACGATGAATTGCTATATCAAATACGCTTGTACTACAAATGGCTATTGGATCAAGAACCGTACAAAACG